CGATTGGCTGAGTTGGCGCTTGACCAAGTAATGGTGTCGCCGTGATAGCCGCTCGTCCCGTCCTGCAAGGTGAAGGATGCGCGCGGAACATCAGTGATTACCCGCGCCTCGTTGACGAAGGTCCGGACGGTGCTATCAATCTCGATATCTGCCGTGTCGATCGTCGCTTGCAGGTTTGGGCCGGTGAACCATGCTAGCTTGTTGTCTGTGGTGAAGGTCGCGAATGTCGGACGGCCACCCGTAAACAACCGGCTATCGAACGGCTCGACAACATCCTCAATCTTCGAATAGAGCAGAGACAGGCCGTCCCACGTGACGCCGGGGGTCGCCAGGGCCATCATCTCGCCAACCGCAATGTCAGTCGTGCACCAGCGGTCAAGCTGCCAGTCATAGCCGAGGCGATAGAAATTGCCGTTCAGGGCTCGATATTTCCACCATACAATCTTCTCGAATGGGTCAGCCGATCCCTGCACATCGCCCAAGTACGTCTGGTCGATCTGCGACAGAAACCAACGGTCAACACGTTCAGCCCCGATAGGCTGACGATCCACTCCCCCAAAGAAGCCATCTTCCGATAGGTAGAAGAACCGACCGGGACCAATCGAGACGATCGAGCGAGGAGCAAGCGTCCCCTGCTTCGGGTTGAGAACCGTGCGCGTGAAGGTGAAGCCAGAGCTAGGCGCAAACGGGAAAAACTGCATGGCGGCGCGCTGGATGACTGTAAAGCCACCCTGCTCGGCAAAGCCGCCCATGACCTCATCGCCTTCAGGCAACTCCTGAAAATCCGCGCCCTTCTGCGCGATCGTCCAGAAGGTAATATCGTTGTTGCCAGACCAACGAACCGTCTTCTGCCCGTTCGTCCCTTCAAGATAGCCGAGAACGAGAAAATCACCGGCCACCCAACTGAACTTGGCCTTCGGCGGGCTGCCACCGAGATCCGCAAACACCCCGGCAGCCTCTATGTCATAAACCTGGATGGCGTCGGAGATGTTGTGTGCAATCAGCTTGTCGCCAAAGCGGGTGAAGGTCCATGCGTCCTGCAAAGGCACGTTATACGGTGCACTCGGGCCTGAGATGTCATCCCAGCTATAATCCGTCGTATCGAGCCTATAGAGGCGGTCTGCTGTCCCAGCTATGACGACATAGTTCCCCGATGCAGTGCGTACGTAGACACCCCCACGGCATTCTCCAGGTAGTGCGTCGGTGATTTCCGACAGCCCCGGCATTGGACCCCAGCCATTGGCGACGGGCAAAGCATTCACGACGTTTGCGCTGCTCGTGCCTTCAAAAGCCGATTTATCGGGCTCGAACGCAGGAAACGAGATCATCATAGCGACGTGTCAACCGTGCTGTTGTAGCGATAGCGGCCGATCGTCCCAAGGCCCGGGTCAACGGTGAGCTGCGAGCGCTTCTTGCGGGCGTTGTCGTGCGCTACTTCTGCCGTGAATTCGTCTAGCATCTGCTTCCACACCGTCCCGGATTGATCCTTCACATAAGCGCAACCCAAGACGATGGATGCGGCAAGGTAGAGGTCAGGATGATTGGTGAGAAATTCGTTCGTCGGCGCAGAGACGGACAGAGCGAAGCGACCAAGGTAGACAAAGCGGAAGGCGTAGGCCGAGATCATCGGGCGATCAAACATGATCGTGTCTCCCTCGATGGCCCACATGGTAGGTCTACCGCGCTCAGTGGTCGTTGAATAAGTGCCAAGAGCGCGAGGAACGACGAAGTATTCGGAAACACCCTCGGTCACATAGAGGTTCTGCGGCTCTTGGACAGCCAGAGAAGCTATGCTCACCGATTGAGCCCCTACGACGCCATTCAGGGTGGCGGTTGTGCCTACAGGGCCAAGCAGGCGGTTCAGACGCGCCTCTGCAAGCGATATGAAGTCTGTGACATTGCCCGATATGTCGGAACGGGCCATCCAGTCAGAGACTGCGGCCTGAAGCTCAGTGTAGTTGGTGATGCTCATGCTTTTGAGCCCCCAGGCTGGCGCAGCAGGAATTCGTGCAAGTTCCCGGGGAAGTCCCGGTCCTTGGTGTGGTGGCCGATGTTGAGGTCAGGGATCAGCCAGATATGGCCGCCCTTGTCCGTCCAGCGCTTAGAGAAGGCGTAATCCTCGCCATACCAGACGCGATCGATTGCACCGTGATTGAACAGGTCGATTGCAGGCGCATAGCGCGGGCCGTAGACGAGTTCCGGATAATCGCCCATGAACTTCTCGACCGCTTCCTTGGTGACTTTCAGGAAGCCAGCGGGGACTTTCGTGGCATCGAGGCAGCCATCGGGGCGCAGCAGAGGCCGGCCATCGGCGTCCGTGTACCAGCCGCCCATGTATTCGATCTTGTCATCTGTCTTGAAGCGGTAAGTACCGGCGCAGACATCGCCTTCCGTTTCCAGAAGGGTAACAAGGTCTTGCGGATCCCAGCTTAGATCGTAGTCGAGGAAGATCACGACATCCGCCTTGGCGTCCATCGCATGGCGCAGCATGGTTGCCCTTGCTGCAGAAATATAAACGTTGCCGATTTCCTGAGAAAGCTTGTGCTCCCATCCCGCCGCTTCAATCAGCGGGACGGAAGCCTCAAGCGATGCGATGAATTGCGGCATTGGACCGGATAGGCTGGGGACGCAGAAAACAACCAGCTTTTTCTTTGCAGATTCAGCCACTTGTGGTTTCGCGAGCGTGGGGAGAGTCATAGGAGTTCCATAGTCAGAGACGCTGACATTCTAGACATTCAGAAGGACTACATAGCGGGCGAGAGCCGAAGCTCTATCGCCGCCCGCTATGGCATCTCATACTTTACCGTCTGGGATTACACCTCAGGCAGAGGAAGAGCTAAGACTTAGCCTCAACTTGAGCCCTTCCACGCGCCCAAACCAATCAGCGTGTTGGCGATCTCAAGCACGATGGCTGTGAGGTTCGCCGGCACGGTGACGTTGGTCGACAGAGAGAGGAACGACGTTGCCTGGTTGGACGATGCACGCTGTGTTACCGGCGTGACACCATAGAGAGCCACCTTGTCGGTAGCGCTGCGGCCGAGCAGAGTCCCGTCAGGGGAGCCCGAGCCTAGATATTCAACTGCCATGTCCATGCTCCTTTCTTAGAGCCTCATCAGTTGAAGTGGAGACGGGTCGCCAACTGCGGGCGAAGCGTCTTGTAGCCGTAGAGGACGTCAATACGGCAAGGGAGGTTGTCGTTGTTGATGTCGTACTGGCGGACGATACGCAGCGAGATGCCGTCCTGAACTTCGCGACGTGCGAAATCCACGCCGTTCGGCATGATCAGGTCGGCGGTTGCGAAGGTGAACGCGTCTTCCTGGTACAGCATGGAGGTGCCGTCGAAGCCCGACGCGGTACCAGCGAAGGCGAGAGCCTTGCCTGCACCAGCAGAGTTGATGACAACGTTCTGCTGGGCGCCCGAGGTGATCGGAGTCGGGGAAACAGTGATGTTGCCGGCGCCGCCAGCATTTGCCGCAGTCACAACGAACTGCTGCTGAACGCCGGTATCGACCTTCGTTTCCGGGTGAACCGAGTTGACGCCGACGATGGTAAACACGTCGCCCTTGACCATCGCGCCAGTGCCGCCAGTGACGGCAAGCGTGGCTGAACCGGAGGTGATGCCGGTCGAGGTGTTGATGACGTAGTTCGCATCTTCTGCGCCACGGGTGTTACCGGGCCAGAGGGTGTTTTCCACGAAGTCGAAGCCGGCTGCTCGGCCCATGTAGCCCTCGCGGTACTGCTTGGACAGTTGAGCCTGGTCGTTGAACAGGGTCTTCGTGTCCTTGATGAGGTCTGCCATGTCCTGAGAGTTCAGGTTTGCCGTGCGGCTTGGCATCGGGGCCAGGGAGTTGTTCATAAGAACGCGGCCGGACAGGATGTTGTTATACACGATGGCGGAACCAGAGGTCCAAATCGCGTTGTAGACATCCTTGTACATGCTCATGGCGTCTGCCTCGATGTTGGCAGCGAGAACCGCCATTGCAGGATCGAGGATGCGCTTGGAAAAGTCGTCGAGCGAAAGGGTGAGTTCCGCAGACGAGAAGTTTACGTCAACACCCTTCTGGGTGGCGACCTGCAGCGTTACGCTGTTTTCTGCCGTGTCCTGCGTGGAGATCGTCTTGCCGGTACGAACTGTGTACTGGTTCGGCAGGCGGATCTTCAGGCTATCACCGATTTTCGCGCCAGCCTTGGCGAACGAGTCGTCATACTGGCGGTTGATCGAGCCGACAAAGTTCAGCTTCTGATGGAGGATGCGGAGCGCTTCACGCGTCACCGCAGTAGGGGTGAGAATGTTGTTCGACACTTGCTTTTCCTTTGCAAAGTGCGCTAGGCTACTTACACCAAGCGCAGTTACCAAAGGAGCAGATTGTGCAAACCGTTATCATCCACGAAGGGATCAGCTACCGGCTTTATGACCACATCTACGCAGTCTCGGCATGCGGGCGGTTTCTCAAGATCAAAACCTTGAGCCCTTACACACCAAAACTGAGGCCGGATGGGTATCTGAGTGTAGGGCGACAGAGATTGGCCCATCGTATGGTTGCCACCTGTTGGGTGGAGAAACCTGAAGGGGCCGACCATGTCCATCACATCAGCCGGGATAAGTCCGAAAATCACGACTACAATCTGGAATGGGTCACGCCGCAAGAACACATGGCCGAGAAGCATAACTATGCCGGCAAATATGTTCGAACAGAAGAGACCAGACAGAAACTGCGCGACTACAGAACTGGTAGGACGACGGACGACACCACGAAACAGAAACAGCGTGATGCGACAATCAACCTTGGGCTTAAGCCGCCGAAGAGACCTGTTGGGTACAAGTGCTCGACTGAGGCTATCGAGAAGATGCGCCAAAACAGCCCGAATGCTCGTGGCTGCATAATTGACGGTATCGTCTACAGTTCATTTTCGGAAGCTGGCAGGGCATTGAATGAAAAACCTCATACCCTGCGAAAGCGGTGCCTTTCTAGCTCATTTGGTAACTACGCATTGGCGTAGAAACCAGCGGTTTCGGGGGTCAGCCCTTCTTGGAAAGCTGCGCTTGACGGCGCTTCAGCCACTCGTCTGCGGAAAGACGGTCATCGAGTCCCGAGGGAGGCGGGTTTGCTCGCGTCGTAACCTTCGTGAGGGGTTGGGCAGCCGGGGCAGCGACCTTGGGGGCGGCTGTTTGCTTCTGGAGAGCGAGATGGCCGATGTGGGCAAGATAGAGCGTGCGATACACCTGCGGGGTGTACTGTTCGCGAAGGGCATCGACAGAAAAGCCGAGATCCTTCGTTGCAAACTCGGTGATCTTGTTATCCAGATCAGGCGTCCAGCCCTTAAGTTCCTTTTCCGCAAACGCTCTTGTTTCCCGCAGCCGCTTGTCAGTTTCCTGGGCGGCTCTTTCGGACAATTCGTTCTGCGTCTTGTCGAGGTATTGAGCGACCTGACTACGCTGATCCTTCAACTGCTGGAACTGACGCCAGTGCGACATAGCCGCCATGGGGTCTTCGTTTTCCAGCTGCTGCCATTGCTGGGGAGTAAGATCGGTATACTGCTTGAGCTGTGAATCGATGTTGTGGATCACGGCCCGACCTTGGATGACCTCCTGAGAGGTTTCGTAGGCCTTCTGCACTTCTGCTTCCTTGGCTTCGACTGCTTTACGCATCTCGGCCACTTCCATGGTCTTCCGGGTATGATCGGCCCTCATCAGGATGCCGTCTTTTAGATCCGGATGGACCTTGTATGTCTTCCCATTGAACTCGACTTCGATCTCTTCCGGCAGCGATTGCTCGTCGCCTTCCTGCTCTTCGTCGCCTTCACCCTCAATTTCATCGGCATTTTGAAGCTGCTTGTCGTCTCCGGGCAGCTCGTTTTCGCTAACTGCCGGCTCAGGTGCCTGCTCGACAGCGGGCATTGTCTGGTCAGCAATAGCATTGATAGCCTCTTGCATAGAGGTCAGCTCCTTTGCGGGTTTTGATGGAAAGAGCGCCGCTTACCCTTGGCGCGCGGGTTGGGGTGCAGGACGATCAAGCGATGCGAGCTGACCGGCTGCAGAAATGGCTGTCTTCGCCTTGTCGTTCTGGATGTCGCCTTCGACCTTCATGCGCTGGGTTTCAGCGTTGAACTGATCAACTGACTTATCAGCCTCAAGAGCCTGTACCTTCTGCGTCAGCTCCTGTATGGCCTGCTGGCCCTGCTGGATCATCTGCTGAACTTCAGGCGGCAAGCCCTTGTTCTGGAGTGCCGGGTTGATCGACTTCAGGCGCTCGGCGATCTCGTCGGCCCCGGGCCAATCGAGGTTCATAGCCAGGATGTCGCCAATGACTGGCGCAGCAGCCGGGAAGGCTCTCACGAACTCCGTCATCTGCATGGCCGCTTCCTCGCGGCGTGTCGTGAAGCTCGGGCCGGTCGTGACAGTGAGGTCATACTTGCCGAGGGTCAGGTCGTGCATAGCCATCATGACTTTGCCCTGCTCGTCTTCCTGCGGCTTGCCATCCGACCCCATGACGGGCTGCGGCTGACCGCTGTTGATCTTGACGGACTTTGGCGAACCGTCCTCACCGAGAACGCGGATGACCCGTTCTGCGCTGTAGACCTTCGGAATGAGGTCTATCAGGATGCGTCCAGTGTGGCGGATTGCGCGAGCAAGGTTATCGATGAAGTGAAATGTCGCGACATCCCCTTCCCGCTGGCGAGCCATGATGGCGCGGCCGCTTGTCTCGTTCGAACGGGCACCAAGGGAAGCGTCATAAATGCCGATGATGGCCTTCATGTCGTCAGAGGCGTTCAGGGCCTCTTGCAAGGCTCCTGCGGCCGGTCCAACGTCAAGAGGCTGGCGAATTGGCGCTTCGCCGTCGAACTCCAGGTAGGCGTGGCTCTGTGTGTTCGCGGTCGCCCAACGATCGGCATCCGTGTTGAAGGTGCCGACGCGACCGAGGTAAGGCACACGAGGCGCGAGAGCAACAAGCTCAGTCGATGTCGTGCGCCAGTAGTTGAACATGCGCTGCGCATCTTTGGCGCTGTGAATGAGGCTCTGGAAGTACCGCTTGCCCTCCACCACGATCTCGTCCCCGTAAACCGGGATGATCGGGATATAGCAACCGGGCCAGTCGTTCTTCTCAAGAACGTCGGCGCCGCTCATGATAATCTGCGTGACCTTATGAGAGCGCGTCTTGCGAGTGCCGACCACCTCAAGCACGCCAGCGTCGATCATGGCCTGAATGTCCATGTCCTTCGCCAGGTCTTCTGCTGCATAGGTGTGGCCGTTGGAGAGCTTGACGATTTCCTTCTCGACAGGCTCGCGCTTCCACCATTCGGCAACCATGACCGTTTCGTCTTCGACCCAGATGCCGGCGTTTGCCCATGCATCGCTTTCGAAGTCACAATCAACGTCACCGCCGTCTGCGTTCTTCTTGTCTCCGTACTTGGCCTTAAACTCAGCCTTGCGCATGGGCTCGACGACGAACGCCACATTCCAATCCGAGGAATCGGCGCACATGCTGTCAGGATCGCCATAGACCGAGAACTGGTTTGCTACACGCTCGATCGACAGATCCATCTCGAACGAGTCGTCGTAGGCATAGTCCATGCCAACGCGCCAATAGCCGAAGCCACCCGACACACTGGCTTCAATGGCCGTATCGTAGGCAACGTCAGCGTTAGACGTGTATTCGATGTTTCGGATAAGCCCGTTGATGACCTCTGCCGTTTTCGGGTCTGCGTTGCTATCGACAGGGTGAACCTTAATCGACGGCTTGTTCTGGCGGCTGTCGTTGACGACCTGGCGGATAAAGGCAGGCATCTTGTTGATGGTCAGGCAAGGGCGCTGCTCATTGCGGCGCTGCTGCTCGATGTCACGCGGCCATTGCTCACCGAGGCGAGAGAAGCGGATGTCATCGAGCGCGGTCTGGCGATTGTCGGACTCTGCGTCCTGGCAACGCTCGAACGCAGTACGGCCTTGCGCGAGAAGGTCGGCCTTGTCTGTGCTCTTTTTCTCGTCTTCAGCCATTCGCACTCACCGATGAATATTTGCGGCGAACTTTGCCGATGTAAGCAGGGTCCATTCCGAACCGCTTGCCCAGCGCGATGAGACTGTCGCTTGAGGTGACTATCTCGTTGATCTCTTTTTCGAAGAGGCGCTGGCGATATATGCCGCCACCGACGAGTGTGCCGTGCGCCTTCGCATCGGCCATGTTTGTCTTTGCGTCAGCCCAATAAAGGTGAGATGGGTTCACACAGAGCTTGTTGCCGCAACGATGCGCCGCCTGCATTCCTGTCTCTGGTTCACCATGAGCGAGGGCGCAGACATATCGATGCGAGTCGAGGTTCTTTTTGTTGGCCCGAGCACCTAGGCTGATGCAATGCGCGCCGTATCCACTGCTTTTCCGCACAGCAAACGGCCAGATTATGCAATCATCTGATGAAGATGAGAGAGCATCAGCGATAAACTGCTCACGCCGATTGATAGCCATGCGATAGCCCCCATCCATGCTCCAGCGCCGGCATGGCCGCGCGGGTCTTTCTTTCGTGGCGCATGCGGTTCTTCGTAGACGACACAGCCAAGCCCGAAGCCATCAGCGCCATGCGAGGCCCAATCGTGCTCTGGACCAAGGCCGATGCCGCGGGCGTCGTCTTTCTTCTCGTGATACCACCCGAGAGCGGAACGGCCTGCTTCGGTCGTT